GCTGTTGTTTGTTTGTGCGGTGACTGTGGGTGTGTCGCCCCTTTGTCACCTAGCAGATTATATACAAGAGGGAATCTGCTGCGTCAAGCACTTTCGTTAGGCGTGCTTGACGCGTCGGCTGAGGCCTCCTGAGAGGCCTCTTCGGCCTCTTCGGGGTCCGGTTCGGGCGTTGGCTCCGCTTCCGGTTCGGACGCCTCAAAGGCGTCCATGTCGAAGGTACCAGCCTCGATTTGTGAGGCGATATCCGCGTTTACTATCGCGGCTTCAAGGAAGTCCCCATCCGGGGCATCGCCATATTGGGGGGGTGACCTCGGAATATGATTGATCATTCCGGTTTCGGTATAACTTTTGACGATTTGATTTACATCACACTCGTCTTTAAACGATTGCCTAGTCAAACTGGGTTGCGTGAAGACAATAGCGTGTGGCCGCTTTTTTAGTTTAGATTTTGCATCCGCCATCTTTTGAGCATCCTTTGGACCCGTTCCGGGTTATCAATTACGTATTGAGCGATTTGTTCATCGGTCATGTTTTTCGTGTCGAGGTCGAGATTCTTGCGAACCATATCGACGGTTACGCGTGCGCGATCCTTTGGCCGAACCATATTTTGTTCGGCGTAATTCATTTCCAGCATTTCCATGGCTGAAATTTTCGGCTCTTTGGCCGTACTGCGATTTTGTTCCGTAAGGTGGTCAAGCCATTCCATGCCTTTATCTTTAAGATGACCGACTCCCTTGATCATCCAAGGGATCATAGTTTTTGCGCCGGTCTTGAGTTCGTCGACGAACTCGCCGCCGCCTTCGCCTACCGAGGCGGGAATGCCGAGCGCCTCGGCTTGTTTTGTTTTGAGATGCGCTGTTGCGTAGTTAAGTGCTGTTGCGGATGCAATGTTGCCGATCTGAATAGCTGCGGCTTGTTTGGCTGCGCCTGTGTTTTGCATTGTGGCGCTAGCGCCGGGTGGTGTGCTCGCAGAATTGCCGAGGGCCAATATTCGGTTAAGGCCCGCCGCCTTGAGGTCTTTTGCTGCGCGTTGATAGGCCGTTCCTGACATTCGTTCTTGGAACGCCATTTGTTCGCGGGCAATCTGAAGATTAGCCGCGTTTGCTGACTCTTGTCCTTTTGAGCCGAACCATCCACCGATGACATTACCAAGTGCGCCTAGGCCGCCTCCGATGATTGCGCCGGTTGCTGGTGTGAGTGCCATTGTTATTTCCTTAGTGTTACGCCGCCCCGACGTCGAAGAACTGGCCTTGCCAGAACCTTCGACATCGGTTCGCCGTTGCTAGAAGTGATCTATTAGACCCGGTACGCCATACAGAGGCATCGGCCGCGCGCACCTAAGTTTGAAGTATGCATCGAGTAAGAGGTGAGGTTCGGTTTGGACCGCGATTACGCGGTCGATCGGAGGATTGTCCTCAATGAACTCGGACGAAAGTGTAGGTAGATTTGCGAAATCCTGCGCTAAATGCCAAACGTCGAGAGGCGCCGTGGCATTGGAACGCATGATCCCCGTTACTTGTGACGGTTTGTAACGGTATTCGCCCCATGATTCCTGATAGCCGAAGACGTTACCGTCTTCGACGGTTCCCTGAGCGTAGATTTCTTTATTGAGTATTGCCTGCTCGCCGAGGTGAGACAGTGCGGGCCAGAAGTAATCGAAACGAGTTTTCCGAGACCACATTCTGTTCAGGCCTTGCTGATAGGTCAAATCCGCCCGCACATTGACGAAGCCGAAGATATAACCGTGTTCCACGAAGGATTTGGTAAAGCCCGCCTTCGCAGTGACAACTCCCATTCCTGCGAGGTTGCCCTGCGGGGTGAGGTCCGGGGCTATATCGGAGGGGGATTGCTGAGGAACAGGTGCAATTGAGATCATTTGCGAAGAGCCACCGAGAAATTCGGGGCGTTGAAGCCTTGCGTCGGGCGAAGTAACTCCGAAGTGGGCCTTGAGAACTTCGACATACCGCGTGCCGCCTCGCGCGTCGCGCTCAAGCAAGCGTTGAATTTGAAACGACTGTCGAAGTTGATTGATGGTAAAGCCGGTGGCTTCGGACAAATCCGCCACGAGGTTCGGATCATTCCATGCCGCAGGAGTAGTACCAGAACCGCTAGAAGCCCAGTGCGCCGTGTCTTGCCCAAGCTGAGAATACAAAGGGCCGGACGCAGTACCGACAGTAAACGTCGGCTGGCCATTACCAGCGGGATCGGAGATAACCGGAGCGGTAGCACCGAGCGGGACCGTTACCGGATCGCCTTTCTGGGGCCAAGGAAGGGCCGAGGTAAAGTAGTCGTGGCGTTTGCCACGGGGTAGAAGATCCCGATAGAGGCCTATTTCGTCCGGGCCATCATCGGTATCAAACCGCGCTGCGTCTTGTAAGTTTTGATCGCGGAACCATTCATTCCAGATCAAGTTTATTCCACGAGTAGGTAGCGCACTAATGCTCGTCAGTATGTTACTGACTTTCGTGGGTACACCGAGATAGTCGTGAACTTGTTGCTCAAGAACGGCATCAGTTGAATCGAAGGTAGGAATTTCAAAATCGATACTATCGCCGGGATTAGTCTGAGCGCCATTAAACTTTTCCCAGTTATCCCAGACGAGCCGATTTGGTACGAAGAACCAAAACGATTCAAGGTAAAGGTTATCAAGTAACGGTTTGATTGGAGTAGCGAGCCTCCCGAAAAGGGAGGCCCGCAGGTTGAACGTGTCGCCGGGTAGCGCCTCGTCGATAAAGATCGGAACGAGTTTTCCGGCATCGAAGGCAGTTTTAAGGCTCGATGAACGGTCAAAAGATGACCGAGGGATTTGCGCCTTGGGTACTTGTGAAAATGTGTGATTACCCTTCGATTTGCCGTATTTCCGCGCTCGCTTTGCCATTTGTTTCCGCCTTGGAAGTTTCCAGTTCAGGCGAATTTATAACATATTCCACACCGAGTCCAAGACTTTCGGGTGTCAATAAGAGATTGTACTGCGCGGTTTCATCGTCGAACGTGCCGATGGTGAAGAGAGTGTAGTCCTCCGGGTGCGCGCCGAATTGGTGATCGGCGGAATTTACGCAGTCCGAGAACGTGCGTTTTGCCATTGAGGTTTTCGGCAAGATGAAGGGGGGAAGGTAAGCCTCCGCTTTCGCGTCGTAGATTGTGAATACATTGTGAATCATTTCTGTTCCTTTGAGTGTGTTGGCCGTTTGTATTTTGTAAGTCGTGCGTTTACTGCATTTGCTTTTTGGTGAAGGCGGATGCCTTTTTCGTAAGGTAGGTCAGAATTTGCTTTAAGCCTTTTGGCTTTGACTTCGGCCCAGAGGTCCGGTTGATTATCTTTGAGCCATTTGTAGTAGAAGCGAGGTGGCGGATACTCTTTCCCATCCATAACCACTGTGTCAGATGGAAAGACCTCGCGGAAGTTAGATTCAAGCCAACGTAGTCCGATTGCTGGCTTGAGGGATGATACTTGGAACTCCGGGCATAGTTGCCATATTTCGCCGGTTTGTATGTCGAGTTTTTCATAGGGTCGTAGTCCTGTTTCTGGGTCGATTGCATCGGCAGCATAAGACTTTAGTTTGTCTGCCGTGTAGTGCGCCACGTAACGGGCGCATGAAGGGTCGAAATCGGTAAATACGATTCGACCTCGTTTTTGCCACGCGTCCTGCAGGATCGGGTGGGTGTATTGGATGTGGCCTTTTTCGGAGATGTCAACGGGATACCGTTTTGAAGGCATCCATCCAAAGATTATTGCGTGAAAGTGGGGCCGGCCTTTTTTTGTGCCGTATTCGCCAGCGGCGAAGTACCTTATCGGTACCCCTAATTTTGCTCTGAGGTTTTTCCAGAACAGCTGCAGATCGCGTTTGTCGAGAGAGCCACAGGCTGGGAGGTGGGTTTCGTCGTAGGTGAGAGTAACGAAACATGACACATGATGACATTGGGATTCGTGATAGCACCGAATTGCCCAGTCTCGTGCGTGGTCGGCTTTACAGCCATTGCACATCCCGCAGCGGATATGGATAAAGCCGTTAGAACCAAGAGCTTTTTCATGTCGAACGAATGTGACTTTACCCTCTGTCGAGAGGTATGCTGGTTTCGGGTAGAGACAAGCCATGATTTGTTTCTGCCTTTTAGGTCCGGGGCTGGGTCGAGCTCCGGGCCTTTTTTTGTGGTTTAGAGACGTATTCCGCCGCGCATGATTCGCCCTGGCATATTTTTACGATGTACTTTCCGGGCTGTCTTGGTGAACAGCTTGCGTGATTTGCGCTTTTTAATTTTGGAACGTCTCATTTTGTGCCCTCCGGGCTGTTGTTTGTTTGTGCGGTGACTGTGGGTGTGTCGCCCCTTTGTCACCTAGCAGATTATATACAAGAGGGAATCTGCTGCGTCAAGCACTTTCGTTA